ACTGTACAGCTGATATTGAAGATAGCGAAGAGGTCAATACACCTGTACCTGTTAAAGTAGTAGGTTCAAAACCTGTTATTGAGCAGACTGCACCTAAAAAAGCTATTCCAGCAAGTCTTGAAGATGATTCTATTGCCGATCTCCTTAAGGGACTTGAAGACTAATGGAAACGTTTAATGATGCAGCTTTAACACCTGATCAGATTAAAATGCTGACCCTTCAATTTATGGGTCAGCATTTAACAGGTGATTTAAAAGAGCTTGACAAAAATTTAGTTAGTAAAAATAACACTTTACAGGGTATGATATTAAATCCTGAAGCTGTACTTAAATCTATACCTGCACCTCAGCATCATCAACAAGCACCTTTACCGCAACCAGCTATAACATTTCAGACAGCTGAGCAGCAGCACACTAACGTAGTAACGTCTCCACACATCATACATAATGTACCGGTAAATCAACAGCCTCAAGTTGATCGAAATCAATTAGAATTTAATTTTGAAACAAGTCCATTATCAGCGCGTATATTTGATACTCTTGAGCGTATAGAGAAAAAACTTATATCTCTTGAAAATAGATTAATTGAGATTGAAGGTATTAAAAAAAAGGATTAATATATCGCTTGTTTAATCAAGTAAAGATATTATTATATTAATATGATGTTAACAATACCTGATAGAGAGGATTTTCTTAATAACTTTTTAACGCCTCTTAGTCGTGTAGCGGATAGTGCTGTCTTGAAACTATCAACAGATAATATACACGCGATTATTGCAATGAGCGATAATACACTCGTTGTACATGCAGGATATAAAAATATTTTATCTGGAACTGAAAAGAATCTCAATATACCTGACTTAAAAAAGTTTTGTAGGGTTCTTTCATGTATTGATGAAAAAGGTTGTGTATTAGATATTTCTGCCAATTATATTGGGTTTGAATCATCTACGGTACGATTTAAATATTTTCTTTTTGAGGACAATATTATTAAGACACCTAAACAGATTAACCTTGAAAAATTAAAAGAATTGCCATTTGATGGTACATTTACAATTCCTTTTAGTTCTGTTATATCGCTTATTAAGGGGAGTTCTATTGCTACGGAAACAAATAAGATTTACCTTACGTTTAAAGATAACAGTGTATTTGGCGAGTTAACCGATAAGACAAGAGCTAATACAGATTCGTATGGTATTAAGATATCAGAAGATTATAACGGTACTGATATTGATGTGCATATACCGTTGAATTTTGAATTATTTAGAATAATTTCTTGTATGAAATACAAGGTGTTATCAGCTAATATTTCCTCAAAAAGAGGTTTATTAACTCTCGATACAGGCACTGAGACGACGAGTATGAAATTTATTATCTCCGCATTACAAAATTAATTCTTATGAGCAACAACAAACTAAAAACACCTGGTTATTTTATTAAACGATTACGCGATAACGGATTTGTTGTTATACGTTTATTTTCCGTGTATGCAAAACATGATCCTCGGCGCTGGACGGTAATGGTAAATCCTAGTGAAAGATCAGTAATGATTACGTGTTACAGTAATAAAAATGATCTTGGTGAAATTTTATTTGAAATTAACGACGGTGGTTTAAAATTACCTAAGAATTATAGCATTAAAACCGATAGCATTGAAGTCATAATTGATTATCTAATAATAAATGGTGTCTCAAATAACATTGATTATCGTGGTAAATCGAGATATCTTGCAAAAAGAATAAATAATGTTGATGAGCGAGAAGAGCCCAAACAACAAGGAGAAGCGAGTGAAGAAGACGGATTCTAAGCTTAATAACGATGATAAAGAGCTTTTAAAAAAAGCTATGATCTCCGCTTTGCAAGAAAATATTGATGAAAGAAATAACGGCATTAGAAAAGATTTAAAATCATTATCGACTACTGTTGAAGAATATCTCACTTCATTTATTATTCTTGGTTATACATTTGATGGTGACCCTATACATTGTATTTCCGCTCATACTCAACAAGAGGCAGATTCACTAGTAACTTTAATTAATAAGTTTTTTCATAGTCATATAGAAAATGAATCTACTGAGCAAGATTAAGCTTAAGGTAAAACACCCTAAACAACCTTTTATTTACGCTGTAACAGCAGGTAAGTATCTCGGTGAATTGCTTGTATATACCGAGCAGATCGGTAGTGAATACGCATTTCTTTCACTACCAACAATGAATATTAGACACATACCTGTAGAAAAATTCGATACAGGATTAAGCAATAAAATTGTTGATATTGTTGAAAAATTACCTTCATACGTACATAAGACATGTTTACAGCAATATAAAAAGAATAAATCAACAATAGCATTAAAGGATAGGGAGGACTAAGTACGTATATGGATATTATTCAACCAAAGGTTATTCAGTCACCTATTAGTGGTGAACCAGTAAGACCTAGACTTAAAACATACATTCGCGGAAACCAGGAAATTGTTGAGGCTGAATATATTTGCCCAGCTTCCGGTAAGTTTATTCGTAAGGGTGTTGTTTCGATCAAAGATCTCGGTAATCCTGAAGCTTAAATTTTTTTCTTGTATTTGACTAAGAAAGTGACTATATTCAAGTAGTGATACTTCCTCAGGAATATATTGTTCAAAAATTTTATCAGCACGCCGGTTACCCGAAATACAAAAAAATATCTAATACGTATGAAGCCGGTTGCCCGATTTGTAGAGAAGGTACATCTTGGCTAAAAAAGCGTAGATGTTATTATATTGTTGATAATAACATAATTTGCTGTCATAACTGTGGCTGGTTCGGTAAGCCATTAAAATGGATACAAGAAGTATCTAATCAAACATACGATGAGATTATTAAAGAAGTTGAAACATATGATATATTGCCTGAAGATGTATCAAAGGAAGAAGATCACACTAATACACAAAAAATAATACACAGGTTGCCGTTAGATTGTATTAATTTATTCGATAACAGCCAAATCGATTATCATAAAGATAATCCTGTCATACAAAAGGCTCTAGAATTAATTAAAAGTAGAAAGCTTGATACAGCTATTAACCGACCAACATCTCTCTGGTTGTCGTTAACCGACAAAATACATAAAAATCGATTAATAATTCCGTTTTATAATGAAAAAAGTGAAATTGTTTTTTACCAATCACGTACGATACTAAAACAATCTAACGACAGGCTTCCAAAGTATCTTAGTAAAATTAACGGTGAAAAATCACTCTTCAATCTTGATAAAATTGATCCTGAACTTGATAATATTTTTATATTTGAAGGTCCTATTGATGCATCTTTTGTTAAAAACGGGACAGCTGTAGCCGGTATTCAGGAGAACAGTAATAATATGTTTTCATCGCTACAGCAATTACAGATTAATATTTTTAAATTGGCTAGGCCAATATGGGTCCTAGACAGTCAATGGTTAGATTCTGCAAGTAAAACAAAGACAAAGCGCTTAATCGATCAAGGTGAAACAGTTTTTATATGGCCGGAAAAGGTAGGTCGACTGTACAAGGATTTTAATGATGCATGTATTGCTGCAAATATTAACGAAATATCTGCAAAATTTATCCTAGATAATTGTTATTCAGGATTAAAGGCAAAACTCCTTATGTCAGAGATTAAAACTTAATCGTTAGCTGAGGCAAGATACCCTTTAAGAGATTGACCGAGATTACCGAGATCAGCTGCAAGACGAGAGATTTTCTTCTTTTCACTTGTAGCAATTTTTTCAAACATAGTATCACAGGGTGCTGAGTGAAGTTGAATCTGCATTGAATTACTCTTTGTATCATTCAAGAATAAAATAAAATTATCGATTTTTGTGATCCATTCATTAAGTGTATTGATCTGTTGAATCTTTACATGGTCGACTCTCTTTTGACGCTCAGCTGCTTGTATATTAAAATCAGAAGGCTTTGCTGTGTCGAGTGTTTGTGCCATGGCTTCTTGATCAGTTTCCGGTCCCTGGTGTTCAGTTTCAGGTGCTTCATCGGCTTCAAGAATATAATCAAATCTCGACTTAAAATAACTCATAATAGTATTTATAGCAGCGATTAAATAATTTCACATGAAAAAGAAAGTTGTATTTGAAGATACAGTATCAGCTTATAATAAATGGGTCTCTGGTCAGGCTTCTCGTGAATTCAGTGCAATCAAGATGAAGTATAATGACTTGTTAGGTGATGATAAAGGCAAGAACACACAGAGTCCTAATGATGCGCGCGCAAATAATGTACTTCCATTTCCTTTACCGAATACTGCATCTATTCTTGGCGATTTACTTACAGGTACATCAAATGCTATTGGCGTATATAAGGACGCGTTAAAAAATCCTCTCGTTAAACAAGATGTACAAGCACAGAGAGAAATTAATAATATTGTAAACTGTCTCAATAAATCATTAATTGAGTTAAAAGGTATATTTACGGTTATTAGTGATGAAGCAAAGAAGGATGCTTGATTTTAACAATTAATATGGTAACATATTAATGTAATGTTAAGTAGATTTATAAAACAACTTAGTATACTAATTATAGTATCAATATTTTTTGGACTTACACTTAAACAATTTCACATAAGTTTATTTTATAGTATTCCATTTGGCATTCTTATACAGTTTGGCATATATTATGCATTTATAACAGTGTTAAACGCATATGTAGAATTAAAAAATAAAAAACTTGAAAACGAAAGAATTAGAGAATTTAGCTTTCAAGGACTTGAAGTTACGTGTCCTTGTGTACAGCAAAAAACGGAGTTTGTACCAATTGTATTGAATACTAATAATGCATATAAGTGTAATTATTGTCAAAAAAATATAAGTGTATATATTGTACCTGAAACAGCGCTAGTCACAGAAACAGTCGCGCTACCAATCATACCAACAACTATACCTGTAATAGATTCAAATTATGGAAATACCTGAAAGTATTGACAAATTAACACAAGAATTGGCATCAGATCTTTTTGCTGCACGTATTGAAAAAGCACCACCTAGTACACTTAATGATGTTGTAAATCTGTTACAACAACAGATACCGTATCAAGACTACAAGTCATTTGAAGCTGGTACATCTTTTTATAAAAAAGATATATCGACGGATAAAGAGTTCGTTAAGAGCATTTGTTACCTTTTTTTAGATATACTTACTAAGGGTATACAGGCATCGAATATTACTGATAATATTAAGACAGAAGTAATTAAAGCGGTAACATCGACGATTAGCGGAATAATACAAAATATTGATGGAATTTATAAATTAACACGTTTTTTAAATAACGAGAATAATATTATTGACGTTCAGCAAATTTCCTATACACTACTTGGATATGTCATTGACACTATCAAAAGAAAAAATAACCCTAAAAACTGAACTTAATAAGCATAACATGTCTTATGATGAATATGCGCGTTGGCTGTGTTTGTTGGAGGGTATTGAGTTAGTAGGTAAACGTGAGGAGCAACTAAAGAGACGCAATAATGTCAATAGTATTGATTGGATTAAGCCGCTTGCTTTTCAAAAATATATTGACGAGCGATTCTTGTCTATGAAGTCAGATCTTGATGAAATTGAACAAAATAATGCTATCTCCACAACAACCGTTACAACACATTCATGCACTACATTATCAACACCAGCTTTAGTGTAAAATCGGATCCTCGTCGAGGATTTAGATCTTTAGAAAACCAATTTAATCTTAATATAATATATAAGCTTATCAATATTACTGTTCAAACCGATAATACGCTAGTATACACATTTAACGGTTCAGATAAATCAAAAGTTATTTTACCATTTGAAACTAGTAAAGATGCAGATATGTTTATTGCAAAGTTACGCAACGAAAATATACCTGATTACAGTAAAATTACCGGTAAACTAGATGTTTAAGCATACCCACCGTAGACACTATCATAATCAGTGAGACTATAATTAAAGACTTGTTGCGAGGCTATATCTGCGCTATAGCTATAAGGCTTTTGAGCACCAGATGCTGACGTATTACGTGTATCATCATATACTTGTTGATTAACCGCTTCACCTGATAACCCAGGCTCAAACGACCACTCAAAGCGTTTGGCTTTAATCAGCCATACATAGTGCCCAGCGAGTGGGTTAATTTGCGCGATATCTTGATCTAAACGTTCAGTAATCTCATAGAAATTACCGTCTCTACCGTTTATACGATCGCTACCATATTCTGACATTTGAAATACGTCGCCGGATTTTGGCTCAGCGCTTAAGCCGAAGATACTAGAAAAACCTTTATATGGTAT